ATTTTAAAGACTCGGATCTCGTAAATGATCTCGCAGCAGAATACGCGAGCGAATCATGAGCTTTTTAGAGGTGGTCGGCGCTGGCGTATGCGGAGTTGCAACGCTGGCGGCAAGCTGGGTATTTGTTGTTTTGTTGTTCTCAATTTAATCGGAGGATTTATGCAAAAATCAGATAGTATCGCAGCATTAGCGGCCGCTTTATCCAAGGCGCAAGGTTCTATTCGTGGCGCGGTAAAAGACAGCGACAACCCGTTTTTTAAATCGCGGTATGCAGACCTGGCAAGCGTAGTCGAGGCTATCCGTTGCGCTTTTTCGGAAAACGGCCTGTCCTACACGCAAATCATCGCGCCGAGCGAAAAAGAGGAAGTTTGCGTTGAAACCGTAATTCTACACGCTTCTGGTGAGTGGCTATCGTGCGGCGTGCTTTCCCTGCCCGTTTCTAAATCGGACGCGCAAGGCTACGGATCCGCGCTCACATATGCTCGCCGATACGGCCTTAGCGCAGCGGCCGGCGTAGCACCAGAAGACGATGACGGCAATGCCGCAGCCAGCGCAAGACCTCCTAAACCAGCTATGGACTGCTCTAAACATCTCCTAGCGTTCGCGGCAGCCCCTACGCTTGAAGACCTATCGAAAGTATTCACGGTCGCTTATAAAGCGGCGCAATCGCAGCAAGACTCGGCGGCTATGTCAACGCTTACCGGCGCTAAGAATAAACGCAAATCCGAGCTGTCGGTATGAAAGTCATAGACGCAGAGCAAGGTACCGCGGAATGGCTCGCCGGACGAGCAGGCAAGGTAACCGCCTCGATGATATCGGCCGTGGAGTCTAAAATCGATACCGCGTCTTATAAAGACTATCAAGCGCAGCTGGTTGCCGAGATTTTAACTGGGAAACCTCAGGGTTCGGGGTTTTCTAACGAGGCAATGCAGTTTGGCATAGATACCGAACCGCTAGCACGATCCGCTTACGAAGCGGAGACTGGCCGTAATGTCGATGAGATAGGGTTATGCATACATCCTACGATAGAACGGTCAGGAGCCAGCCCCGATGGCCTGGTAGGCGATTCTGGTCTGCTAGAGATTAAATGCCCGAAAGTTGCTACTCATCTCGGTTATTTGGTAGCGAACTCGGTCCCGGCTAAATACAAAAATCAGATGATGTGGCAAATGGCTTGCACCGAACGCGATTGGTGCGATTTCGTGAGTTTCCGACCTGACTTGCCAGAGCATTTACAGCTATTCTTAATCCGGTTTAACCGCGACAATAAGAGGATAGCCGAGATGGAAGCCGCCGTGATCAAGTTCCTGGCCGGCGTTGACGCTATGATCGACAAGCTAAATGAATAAGCTACAACGGCATTACGGCGTCGTGGCAGCGCTCGGCTGTCTTGTTTGTAGAGATACTGGCATGGAAATAAGTCACACGCCGGCGCAGCTTCATCACCCCTATGGCCGTAAAGGCAACAAAGAATACAAGGTAATACCGCTATGCTTTCATCATCACCAGTCTGGCGCTAGAAACGAGTTATTTGTGTCTTTGCATCCTTGGAAGCGCGAGTTTGAGGCTCGATACGGGACCGAAAAGGACTTGCTTTCTAAAGTCGAGGATCTGATCAATGCCAAAACCTGAAATAATTAGATGCCCGACCTGCCATCGCAAACGAACTAGGACTAGCGCGGCAAATGGCCGTTACTGGCTATTGCTCCATCTAATCGCTGACAAAGTAAAACCGGAAGGCGTAGCGCATAGCGCCGAGGTCTGGCACGAGTATTTTAAACAACGCTTCCTAGGCATGGATGAGTTTATTTTACCTAATAAAAAAATAATACGCACTCAGAAATCAACCGCAGAACTAGAAACACAAGGATTTTCGGACTATATGTCGCAAGTAGAAATATGGGCAATGGACCGAGATGTTTACATGGACGAAGCAGACCCCACTTAAAAGGAAATAATCATGGCCGATTTTACGCAAAAAGACCTGTCAGGCTCTATTTTTAAAAACCTGAAAAAAACAACCGACAATCAACCCCATATGTCTGGTTCCGCATTGATAAACGGAGTCGATTACTGGGTGTCGGCGTGGACTAAACCGGCCGACAAAAACGGTAACCGCTGGCAAAGCTTATCATTTACGGTAAAAGACCAACCTAAAACACGTGAGCAAGCCGAGAAATCCGTATCCGATCTTGATGATGATATTCCTTTTTAGAGGTCATTATGAGCAGCAACTCATGGAGCCAGCTTGACCGCGAATATACCGAGCGCGAAGATTATCTAGCCAACCGCGCAGAGGAGCGCAAGACGGTAATAAACGCTTGCCCGTTCTGCGGGCATGATGATGTTGAAGTTGACGAGATAGAGATCGGCATCATTGCGATCTGCTGCCCCGAATGCCTGACCATCGGACCGCACCAGGACGGTATGCAGTCTGTTGAACTGGCCATCGAAAAATGGAACCGCAGAAAATGAAAGAATTTAGACTTAAGGTTTCTGTTCGCAATAACTTGCTTTTATCCGCAATTGAATCGCAGGGTTACGTTTCTGTTGCTGAGTTTGAGAGAGCTTGCGCGCTTGGCTCTGGCAGCATAAATAATCTTGTCGCAATGCGAGAAGCGCCCATCTTGCAAAGCGGAGAGTTTTCGCAGAAAGCAAAGCTGGTTATGGAGGTGCTTGGCGCGGCACCCACTGACCTTTGGACTGAGCAGCAATTGACTATCAAACTCAAAACGAACAGCGGAGAACGGGCTATAGATGCAAACCTTGTGCAGCATTTGCTTGAGCAGAAAAACCGAAACGACTACCTGCCATCACCTGAAGATTTATTATTGGCGGCAGAAACATCAGCAATAGTAAATGAGGTTTTGGGAACGCTTAACCCGCGAGAAAAAGAAGTGCTGCACGAAAGATTTAACAATGATTCTACTCTTGATGAAGTTGGCAAAATTCACGGTGTTCATGCAGAACGAGTTCGGCAAATAGAGGCAAAGGCTTTGCGAAAGCTGCGCGACAAAAAACGTGCGCCAATTTTAAAGGAGTTTTATTGATGCCCTCCATAATTGAGCAGAAAAAATGACACTGACGCAATTCAAAGTAGTCCTTGAAAAGTTTATGTTAGCCCGCGCCAGATACCTAGACACGCGCACCGCCAGGGCGTCCAAGGCGTGGAAAGAAGCCGATCTGGAATTAGCATTAGCCTACAACAAATATACGGGAGCCAGAAAATGACCGACGAATACAAAGCCAAGTTGAAGCTGGCAATAGCCTACCTGCGTAGCAGGAACAAGTATCTGCTCGACGGTTGCGCGTGGGTGCCGACGAATGCAGCAAGCACTAACGTGGCGCTGACGATGCAGCAGTATAGGGAGGAGATGAAATGACCCACTCACCGCGTCACAATGTTGGAAGCGTTGCAGAGCCGCACTGGGTTGTTGACGAAGAGCATTACCTCAAGGCGGTTGCTGATTCGGATCATTTCTTTGCGTGTTGGCAAGATACGCTAGAGCAGCGCGACAAGTTGGCAGAAGCGTTGAAAAAGTTAGACGAGGAAGGTGGATTGGGCTTAGACAAACACGCCCGAATTCGTGAAGCCCTAAAGGAGTGCGGGAAATGAGAGACGAATACAAAAACATTGAAACGGTAAAGCGTCTTGATTTTGACCACCTTGATATGCTTGTGAGTGAGCGTATCGGTGCGCTTAAAATCTACGCGCAGAGCATGAATGAATCAGATGTGCATGATGCTATCTGCCGCGACCTGATACTGCCTTGTGTTTACACGCTGGCGAAGTTTTTGGAGTCTGTGAAGATTGGGGATGAGGAGAAGAACGGTGGCTAAATTACCTTACACGTTTACGATCTGCCCCCCGAACGACGCGCCAAAACTATTCACCGTAGCGTCACCACAAATGCTAATGATGGTTAAGCAAAGCCTGAACGGTGATCTGACGATTGACCAGAGGCGAAACGGCGCGTGGCAGTCGTGGGAAGGAAGGCCGATGGGGGCAAACATTGAAGACCTGATGGAAGCGGATAGAAAGGAGCGCATGAAATGAGCATCTGGGATAGTCTTTGTGAGGAAAAGCTAATGGACTGGGGCATCGTGGACAGGCACCGCAAACGGGCTTATGCGGAGGGTTTTCGTGACGGTGTGCTGATGGGGTGCTTGATGGTGGTTATATTTGGTGGAGGGATTGCGCTGTGGATAAAGTAAGTGATACGCCGAAAACGGATGCGCTGTTGATTGACGCCAAGACTGGCAGAACAATTATCGTTGGCGAAACTTTCGAGCGACTTGAAGTGCTGTGCCGCGAACTTGAACGCGAACTCGCGGAACAGAAGGAGCAGTACCGCGTTCTGACGGATGAAATGCTTGTGATGATGGATGAGCGTAACGCGGCGGAGGCGCGGAGCAACCTGCTTGCCTGTGCGTTAAGAGCTTTACTGTCAAAATGTCCTGACTGCGGCGGGACGGGTGAGGTAGGCACTGGAATAATACAAATGGGGCAACCAGCCCAGATGCCGTGTTTCGTGTGCGCGGGTGAGCGTCAAATATTGTTGAAGGAGTGCGGGAAATGAACCTGACACCTTTACTAGCTTTTTCAACACTGGAATTCTGCATAATCGTCGCGCTGATTTTTGGTTACTTTCACATGGAAAAGAAAGAAAACCAGATGCGCGAGGATTGGAACGAGGACTTGATCGACTTGGGTATTGCTTGGCGCTTATATGTTAAATCAATCGGCGGGGATTGGAACGTCTACGTCAAGAGCCGGCGGCGGTTTTACGAGCAGTTTAATGCAGGGGAAAATTCCCGCCCACGGGATTAAGCGCACCCGCCGGCGCAGCGGAGAAGGATTCTGTGCCGACAGGCACATGGTCGCCGTTCCACGGGCTTTCGTTGATCGGGCCGTAGCAGCTCGCCAGCTTCACGCCGTTTACTGGTTTAGCCTGAATCTCGCAAGAAAACGACCACATATTGCTCATGCCGGATTCTTTGGTTGTTACAAATTTAGTTACCGTCATTGCAGTAACCGCCCAGGTAGGCGCTTGCGGATAGCTGGTGACGGTCGAGAACAGCGACCAGACTTTGCCCGGCGCGGCCTTGCAGGAGCCGTTCATCAGCGACAGATCGGCAATGCCTTTGCCGGTCAAGATCGGACAGACCGCCACGCCCTCGGCAAACTTTTTTCCGTTGACTACAATCGTCTTGCCGGTCGGCGTTGTGCTGGACGCAGCGCACAGGGCAAATTGGCCGTTACAGATAGACAAGTCCATAGCCTGCGCGGAACCGGCCATCAGTGCAAAAATCAATAGGGTTTTCATGCAATCATGCCCTCTGCGGTTTGTTTGACTTCAGAAACCCGGCGCAACCAGCCCTTTCCAAAATGCTCAAAAGTCGGCAGGCCACGATAAAACTGTTCTTTGGCGGCGCTGAATTTTTCTAGAAACTCGTCGGGGTCGGTATTTGTCGCCACGCCGATTGTGGCCGGCCCGACGATGCCGTCTGCGGCTGTTCCTAACGCCGTTTGCAGCGTTTTAGACGCCCTGCCCACACCGGCATTCACCGCAAAGTCAAAGACCGCGTAATCGACGCCTAGTGGCAATTCATCACACTTGCAGGCATCCCAGTATCTGGCCTTGTAGAAGGGTGCTACGATCTCGGGCGTCAATCCGCGCATCTCGGCCTCGTCAACCGGGTGCCCGACGTAGGATTCCCACGCTTTTTTAGTCACGCCTAAGTTAGTCATGCCGCCGGGATCGGCGTTGTGATTGGAAAATCCACCTTCCGACTTCAGCACCAACGCCAAAGACGCCGGCCAGTTACTTAGCATTTTCTTCGCCTGAGTTTGAGAATTTTATACCCGCCAACAAGCCAATAAACCCACCAATAATCGTTTGAAAAGCAGGTGCTAGCAGTTTAAAAATTTCTTCGTTGTCCACTTGATGATCAAATAGTCCAATGCACAATGCACACACCATTCCGACGATTACAATGCACAGCGTAAAGCTGACCATGACCGTCACAACAAATGTCAGCTTTTCTTTCACCGCTTGCCCTCGGCGCCCTTGACCTTTTCGACCGAGCGCATGGCGCCTAGCCCCAACATGCCCATCAATATCTGCATGGTCAGATCGCTGTTGATGACCGGAAAGTCGCCGCCATAGCCAAACCAGACTTTGGCCGCAAACCGGGCGAACGGCTCGACCAGCGCAGCGTAGGCCAGCCCGGCGCCGCACACCCAGCCGATAGCCGGACGCCACCCCGCAACAAACCAATTGGTGCTTTTGGCTTCCTCGATGTTGGTCTGGATTTGCAGCTTTGCCAGATCGGTGTCTGCGGCAAGCTGCGCCAGATCGCCGTTTTGCTGCATCTTCAGCAGCTCAAGCTGCGCTGCGGCTTTCTTCTCTGGGTCAGGGAAAAACCTTTCAATCAGGCTTTGAGCAGCCGAAAACAACCCAGAAATTACCAGCGGATTCACTTGTCAGCCTTGTTTTCCAATTTCTCAAATATTTTTGCCAACATCGCTTTGATGTCCCGAATGTCCTCGCGGTAATCATCTTTCGCAACGTACTCTTTGGGCAAATCCTCGCGCAGCGAAGCGAGATCAGATTTTAGTTCTTTGACCGCAGCCCACAGTTCACGAGCAAACCAGCCCAAAACCGTAAAGCCGCAAGCGAGTAGACCGTTTATTAGGTGTTGGTTTTCCATGATTATGACTTCATGATGTAGGCAAGCGACCAGTACGGCGGCAAGTTTGCGTTCGTGCCGCTAACGCCGGCATTGGCGTTCGTCGTGGTAACGCTTGCAAATCCGGTGCTTGAGGTAATTGCGCCGTATCCGGTGGTGCTGCCGCTGCCGCCAGCAAGCGCGGTGCCGCCAGTACCGTAAGTCTGTGTGGTGTGCGTATGCCCCGCATCGGTCGACGTTGCCGTGTGGGTATGCGTTACGGTAATCGCATCAGCCGAGCCGCCGTTAGCGCCTACGGAGTAAGTGCTGCCGGCGCCGACTATAAACCGATTCCGCAGATCCGGCGTGCCGTTTGTGCCATCGCACAGATACCAGCCGCTAGGCACAGCACCAATTGCACCAGACCAGATTGAGATCAGCCCGGCCGGGATCGTGGCACCACTGGCAGGCGCAGTTCCGATAATGCCGTAAAGGTTGTCATAAGATTGGATTGTTACGCCAGCCGAGTCTTTAAGCACAAATTTGTAGTTGTAACCATAAGTCAGCCATAACTCGTTTTGCGGCCGGCCATCGGTGCCTAGCACAATCGGGTTAGTGTTGGCAGTCGTGCCGTTAACGTCCGTATAGGTAGCCAGCGGCGTGCTGGAGCCGGCCTGGTAGGTATAGAGCAGGCCGCCGTTAAGCGGCAGGCCGGTGGTCGTCAGGAACTGAAAGCCGTTACCGATGGGAGATAGGTTGACTGCCATTTGTTAATCCTTTTTTCCAATATCTTTTAATCGAATTCCTGCGGTTCTTGACAGTCTACGCTCGGACTCTGCGGCTTTTTCGGTTGCTTCTTTTGCGGCTAATGCTTTTTCTTGGCGTGCCTTAAACATTCCTTTAATTGGTTCAGCAATTACAACGCTAGCGCCGCCAGTGGCTTTTGCTAATGCAGCCTCTGCAAGAGTTTGACTAATTTTTTTAGCTGCGCTAATGGCTGCATTTTGCTCTCCGACCAGTTCCGTATTTGATACGTTGACTGCGTGAACACCTCTTACATGCTCGGTCTTTCGCGCTACATCTGCCAAATCTTGCAAACTTTTTGTCGCAACATTACCAAACATTACTGGCAAATTTGATTTGTGAGTTTCAAATATGATCTTGTTTAGTGCTGCTTGACTTACTTTGCCTTCGTTGTTTTTAATGCCAGAGCGCAGTTTAAACTGATCAACCTTTGCGGCGTTAAGCGCCTGATGCTCTGGCGTGTCGCGTCCGATAATGTCTAACATACGCTGTATATTAACCTCTGGCGTTTTTTCTCCGTAGTGACGCTCAAGGAACGTGTTGGCGGCCGGATGCGGAATACCAAGTTCAATCTCTGCGGCAGTCCTTGTGTCGCTTGCCGCTGCTTTGTAAGCGGGTATTTTTTCCTTGTTTTTTAGATCAACAACTAATGATCTCGCTTCATCATATAGCGGCTTGTATTTAGCAAACTCGCCTTTTAACGGCACGTTCTCAAGTTGCGTTCTGACGATAGATGCGGCTTGACGCGCCAAAGGGTTTTGGTTTGTTCTCGCAATCGTTGCCGTGTCTGTCCTGAAATTCTCGTATTCTTCGGCGGTCAAATAACCTTTTTTAAGCGCATCCTCCAGATCGCCGCGCAACTCGGATGGCAAGTATTTAGTCTTGCCCTTTTTCTTTAACTCGGCGTCTATGTTGTTTTTCAGTCCTTCAACGTCAATAGCGGATTGCCCGGTGCCGGTCGCGTTGTTTGCTTTGTCGTATGCTTCCTTAATGCGCTGTTCGTGCGCCACCATGTCGGCCTTCATCTTTTCAAGCGGCATGTTTGCCAACCTGACAGGATCGGTTTCGTAAACGTCAGGCGCAATGTTCTGCTTAATAGAATTAAATCCTTCGACCAGTTTAGGGTCGCGTTCCTCTAAGCGTGCTTGCAGCGCCGGGTCTTTTAACCGGTCGTTCATCTCACGCGACATTAAGCTGGTGTTTTGCAACGCTTCGCCCTCTGTCGGCGTAATGCCAAACTTGGCAAACTGGTTATGATTTTCAATTGCGCTCAAAGTTTCCGGCGTGTATTGGCTTGCCGGAACGTTCTTGAATTTCTCTTGAATTTCAGGCGTAGCATCGGCAAGCGCAGTCTTAATAGACGATTCAAGCTGCGTTGCCGCGGCGCCACCGCTTTGCATACCAGCGGCCGGCGCAACCTCTGGAACCACCGCAGGTGCCTTTTTCTGCGCGAACTGATCGGCAAGCTGCTGGCGCGTAGTCGCAACGTCCCTGGCAAACTCAACCGCGCCTTTGCCGGCTTGAACTGCCACTTTTGAGCCAGCTTTAATTGCGCCAGGCGCCGCTAGTGACAGAGTTTGAATCATGCTCTCTACGTCTTGAACTGGCGCCCCAGTCTTATCTGAGATCCATTGAGCGCCCTTGCCCACGTTTTCGCCAACAAAGCCCATGATCCGCGTAGCCGCCTCGCCGGTATAACCCGGTTCGTGTTCAATGTTCGCCAGCCGACCGGTCAGGTTCTGATAAGGTTCGCTGATTTTTCTTTGTATCTGTTGTGCGCCTTCTGGCGTGGTAAACGGACGCGCCACGTTATAAGCAACTTGCCCTATGGTGGCCGGCACTGCGCCTATAGCGATATCCGCAAGCGCCGAGGCTGGCTGTAATATTTTCTTTGCTATATCACCCACCGACGATACCTGCGTCGTGTAGCCGGTATCCTGCACGCGCTGGCGTATCCTAGCGCCCTGACGCGCCATCATTGGGTTAACGGCAACACCTGTCTGCGCTTCGGTTAGTTGTTCTTCTTCAAGTTTGGGAGGCGCAACAATATTGACGAGTCGAGAAGGCTGAAGTCTATCAATTTCCTCTGCAAGTTTTTGACTTGCAGGTGCTTGTGATTTTTTTATGCTTAAAGAAATAAAATTATCTAGTTCGGATGTTTGAGCGCCGGAAAGGTTGTTTTGTTCTTTTGCAAGTTCTTCGTTTAATGTTTTAAGAGCGTTTGGATTGTTTCTATTTTTTTCTATTTCCGATCTAATCGAAACAATGTTTCCTTTGTGCATTTCGGATTTATTTTGCAATCCAATTATTTCAGATGTTGCGGGAGGCGTTGTCGCAGTCTCTTGAGTTGCGGCAGACGCAACAGGCGATCCCATAGACCTACTAATAAAATCGTCTATTGATTCTCTAGAATAATTAACGGCAGCCATTATTTTTTCCCTTGAATTAAATCATTCAAAGTATTAACTTTTAATTTAAGAATTTCAAGTTTTTGCTTTCCTTCTGCGCCGCGACCCAATTCATACATTAGGCTTTTCATTCCATCAGTATCGTTATTTTTCATCAAATCCATCAAACGCAAAGCATTAACATCAGCAACCGTTGACCATTTGTTTTGAAAATCACGCGCAGCAAACGGACTATTATTGTTTGCCGCAACTGAATTATTTACGCCTTCATTAAAAAATCCTGTAGCCCCAGAAAGAGCACGATTAACTCTGGCTGTGCTCTTAATTGCGGCAGGCGTCCATTCTGTAGTCCCTGCCATTTGTGCGGCAATGCCCCTGGCGGCATCAGTTCCAAGACCGGCATTAGCCGCAAGATTGGCAGTCTCTAGCGACATATAATGACCTAATGATTGCCTATTTTTTGTTGCATCTGAAGTCCACGGAATTAAAGCAAATCCGCCACCAAGTCGTGCAGCGGTTTGTGCGCCAAAACCTGCAAGCGCGTTATCAGCAAGCCCAATAATTTGATTATTATTTGCCTGGCTTTGTTCAACAGTTTTAGCTGCTTCATTGGCATTTATTTGTATATTCTTTGCCAATGCCATTGTTTTTTCTGATTCGCCAGGAGGGATTCTGGCGGTGGGAATGGCATTAATAACAGGCGCAACCGGTCCTGTTGATGCGCTTGGTGCGCCTTGAACGGGTGCAGTTGGCGGTTGTGTGCCAGCCGCTGGCAATCCTGCTGCAGGAATATCAAATTCACCAATCATGGCCCCATTCGGCGCTGATATTTCCATAGTTGGTGCGTTTGTAATTGGATTGATCCTGCCTGTTGATTTGTAGATATAAGGCACATTTTGTCGAATGTTCGGTGCGCTAAGTTCTCCTGAAATTGGATCTCTGTTTAATTGCTGCCCACTTGCGCCGATAACCGCTTGCGGCAGGCTTAACCCTCGTTGCTCACTGGATGTCATGCCGCTTTGGATCATATTTTGAAAATATGGATTAAAACTGTTTGGATCTTGCAAGGCTTTAGCCATGCCCGGCGCAGTCAATGCAAACAACTTTTTCTCAGGAATGCCACGATTTTTAGCCTCTGCTGCAATTTCTTGCATGACCTCAGTCGGCCCTAACGGATTTGCTTTTATGTTATCTGGCAGCAATCGCGGATCATTAGCAAAGCCGCCAACTATTTTTGCATAAGCGGAATGCTGTATGTCATCAAGTCCAAACGCAGCTTTTAAAGCGCCAATTCTTGATGTTTCTGCTTCGCTTGCAGCTTGGCTAATTCTAGGTGCTTGCGTTCCTACGGAAACGGCAGTTTCTGCGCCTTGTTTTTCCAGTAACATAGGATTCATCTGCCGCGCCTGCTCGACAGTCTGCTGCGCCGCCTGCAACTGTAGCGGGTTTAATTGTCGAGCTTGTTGCAACGCTTGCGCTTGCGTAGCAATGTTCATCATATCGCCTAGCGACATGTTAGGTGCTGGCGCTATGCTTGATTTTGCAGGTTCAAAATTAAAATCAGCCATGATTTTATTATTCCTTAATTAAGGTTTGTTGTAATTTTGGCCGTAATTTATAGGCGGCGGCGTATAGCCCGGATACAACGGGCTTTGACTGCCCATCACAGAACTACCCACTGGTTGAGTAGTATCAACAGGCGTAACCGCGTTCCCAGTAGGCGCGAGATAACTGCCAACGGAATAAGCATTGCCAGCGCCTTTTATAGCATCGCCATACGCCTGTGCTTGCCCAAGTGTGCCTGCGGCCTGTGCTTTTCCTGCACTCATACCAATTTGACTTATATTGTTTGCCATATTGGTTCCGGCCGTATTGGTTGCATTTTGACCTTCTCTACCAATACCAGCAATGCTTGCCAGCGTGTTGTATATGCCGGTGCGCTGCGATTGGTAGTTATTAAAGGCGTTCTGATACGCACCGCCAGCAATGCTCTGCGTTGTATTCTGCAAGCCTTGCAGCGCATTACCGCCAATCAATCCACCGCCTACGTTAGCCGCGGCGTTTGCAGCCTGCTGGCCTTGCTGGAGTTGCCAATCGTAATTTGGCGACAAACCGTTTTTTAGATCCTCGGCATTAAACTGGTGCTGCAAGTAACCGCTACCTTGCTGCGTGCCGGTAGGATTGCCTTGCGCGTCATAGGTCTGGTATTGGCCTGTAGACATTGCGCCAATATTATTTAACGCGCCGTAACCGGTTGCACGATATCCTGATTCTTGTTGTGCAATCCTGTCAAAGTTAGCTTTTTGTTGCGCTTGTGCCGCAGCAGCCGCTTGCTGTTGTTGCGCTGCGGCGTCTTTAGCTGCGCCAGCATTTAGATACCCACTAACCAGTGATGTTCCACCCACTACCGCCGCTGCGACCCATGTCATTTTAGTTTCCTTCCAAAATATGCAGATTGTTGCTTAGTTTTAATTTGTTGGTCGCATCAAACAACGCAAGTTCGTCAGGCTCGACTAATTCGCTTTCGATATCGTCCAGATCGGTCTTATCGGTAACGTGAAACGTAATGCCGATAGAATCTTCAACCGCGTAGGTGACGCGCTTTGTGCCTGGCTGCGACTCTATAACATCACCCGCGTTCAGCGTTCGCATACCAGTTTCAGACCACGCAAGGATCTGGCCTTTAGCGCACAAGAACAGATGCGCCTTCTTGTGAACCTTACCCACTATCGTCGTGCCAGCCGGTCTAAAGACTTTCCGGCAATACATGCCGCCAGCAAAATAATGCTCGGTCGGCAGCTCAATCTGCGGCATCTTGACCATTTCTGCTTGCAGACGATTAATCTGCTCCAGACTCGGCGGCAGTTCGATCAGGTTCATGCGCTTACCTGAGAGACGGTAACAATAATTGAAGGAGCAGCCGGGATAGATGGGGAAGTTTGCGCCGCAATGTATTTGATTGAAGTAGTCGCAATGCTTGTAGACCAATAAAACTGTATGTAATCGAAAGCATTTAAGCTCAGCACGTAATTAATCGCAAATATAGTGTGGCCGTTGTCCACGCCATGCTTGGCCGGTACAGAGACTAAACTAGCGGTATTTGCTACATTTGATCCGTTTTTCTGTATCCAAACATAAACGTCGGATACAGATGCCGCGGTATTCATTAATTGAATGCTAAATTGAAAATTATAAACGCCGGTAGCTTGGCAAATAATTTGAGACGTTACATTGCCCAAATAAATACCGTTTGATAAATCTGTCGTGTTTATTGTTATTGCAGTCGGCGTGTTGGCAACCGCCGTTTGCGATACCGTATCCGAAAATGCACCGTAAAATACAGTCCGACCCAAACCTAGCAAATAGAGCAGCCATTCCCGCGTCGGCCTGTTGCTTGACGTATCAAGGAACGCGGATCGCGGTATGTTGATATTTGAAATGTTTGAAGCCATTAATTTTCGCCCTGACTGGCTTTCAAGTTTGCAGAAATAATTACGGCCTTGATCGGATCCGTTACGGTTACTTCAAACACCCGGTCCCGCGTCTGCCCAAGTCGGCGCCAGATTGCGCGGTTTTTGTAGGAGCCCGTCAGACCTATAGTGGTCCAGTGCTCGCTTGACCAGGTGCTGCCGCCATCGTCAGACCAGCGCAGCATTGCCTGCGGATCGTTACCCTGTCCGGTGGAGAGCCCAACGCCCGGCTGGAACTGGATCTGCAGCTCGTCAAAATACTGCCTTTGCAAGTCCGTCACGATATGCGGAGCGCGTCTCAGGCGTTTAATCGGCTGGCCGTTGTCCGTGTAGTTATTGCGGTCTAGTTTGTAAATAATGCCGTTTGCGTAGTCTCCAACCAGCACATTGCCCTGGAACAACGCGGCGCAATTACCTCGGCAACGGTGGTAGACGTTGTTGTTGTCGTTATAAAGCCACTTGTGCCACATCGTAGTGGTCGCGTCGTAAGCCCACGTTATATCAATCGTCGGGAAACTCACAACGTAGACTTCGTGACCCTCGAGCTGGTAAGTCCACGCCACGGCATCGCTGATCGTTTGCCCGGTAAGCGTGTTTTCTACCGCGTGCGTGCTAATACGGCTTGGCACATAACCATTCATCATCACTATTTCAGCTTGGCCGCGAATGTTTCTAGACACATAAGCAAACGAATTGCCAACGCGAGCCATAGAAAAAACAGCCGCAATACCGTGTTGCGTCGAAGTTCCCGGTATGCGCTGAAAAGCAAAAGGCACGCTCCCAGTATCGACCCAAACCTCTGAGCTATTCTCGCCCAGCAGATAAACTTCGCGATGGTCGACTATGAGAGAAACCAGATTATCAGGAGCCCCGTCCTTGCTTGCAAAGCTCAAAGCCGCGGTGATCGGAGACAAAAGACCGCTGGCAGCCCATTGCTGCGTACTGGGACGGTTATAAACAAAATAGTTATCCACAATGTCGACTACGTTTGCGCCAGTAAAGGCTCCGTCAGTCGATGGAATAATTGTGTAATTTAGCCCGTAGAGCGTGCCGGAAGAAAACGTCTGCGAGTTGTTGATGGTATACGTGCCAGCGCCGCCAGTTCCCGTTCCTAGCGCCGTAATGATGGTGTTGGTAGTAACCCCTGCCCCGCGCACCGTCTGACCGACATATAGCGTTCCAGACGTTACCGCGGTCACGGTTAGCGTAGTTGTCGCCATTGAGCCGGTTACCACCGCGCCAACTGTGGCAGAATTCATGGTTTCGCTGGAAATCGTTTGCGAGTTGTTGACCGTATAAGTGCCGACCCCGCCCGTCCCGGTTCCGAGTGCGGTAATCACGGTTTCAGCAGATATTGACAAGCCAAACAACGCCTGGCTGATTGCTATCGTGCCGCTGGTCATTGCGGTGACGGTCAAAGTCGTGCCGGTAATTGACCCGGTAAAGACCGCCGCAGCCGGGCTTGAAATGCGCCAGGTATAACGGTAGGTGCCATCAACAATGTAGACGTTTAGACCGTTATCGGTAATGCCCACAGATCCGGCACTGCTGTTCAACACGCCGACGATGGTCGGAACAAGATTAGAAGTTAGAACGTAGATATACGGGCCACCTACCGCAACGATCTGAGCGCCACCAGATACCGTTCGCATCCCGCGCACTTCCTGCGAAGTTTGCAATACGACTTGAGAAGTCAGTCCAGGAGTCGGGTATAGCGCCACCACGCCGCGGTCGCCAGGCTGTTTAAGCGGATCTATTTCAGGAAAGTAATTAATGCACTCCTGCGCGTCCTGATAGATGCTGGGCGCCTCGTAGCTGGGACCGACAAAGCCGAAGTCAGGCATTACCGGAAACCCCCGTACATAATCCAGCCAGCGTCCTTCTGTCGGCCTGTAATTATCGCGTCAGGATAGCTGGCAACCATCGGCGGCTTCATGTTTGTGCGTTTCAACGTTGCTTTTGCCTGCGCTGCATAGCTTGTAATCATGCCGATCTGCGTCTGCGAGGCTTTCCCATACATAGGCATTAGCCTTTCGGCCAGGCACCAGCGCAGCGCCATGTTGTAGCCCTGCGGTAGCGCAAAAACATCGTTTTGCGTCTGGTAATTGCGAAACTGAGTATCGGTGAAGATATGAAGCTCACCCTGCGCCGGTGCTGGCCAAACAAAGATATTGCCGAGGATTTCGGCAGGCTGATAATAGATAGCCTTTGGCCACGGCCCGTTCATTGTTTTGAGACCAATGGAATTGTATTGGTCAAAGTTTAAAACCGCGACCGGATAGTCCAGCCCACCACCAATTATCGGAGCGCCGTTAGCGGTTGTTGAGATGCGAACATAGGCTGAAGTCAGGCTTAAAGGTCGCTGGTAATAAGCCGAAACCGTCGTGCTGGACGCGGTTTGACTTGGCGTTATCGTATAAGTCCCGACCTCGTTGACGTTGCCGCCAGCGCCTGTATTGAAGCCCACGATGGTCGTGCCGGCTGTGATGCCGGTTCCAGACAGCGTTTGACCAATAGCAATAGCGCCAGATCCGATAGCGGTGACGGTCAGTGTCGTGCCAGATATTGACCCTGTAAAGCTGGCGCCGATCTGACCGCCTGGACCAATGGTGTATTGAGTCTGATTATTCGTGGTCGTAAATATGATCTCGGTCTTGTAATAGACCATCATGCCCTCGTTGCTCCACTGGTCAAGCATGTCGTTGAGCATGTCAAATGCATCCTGCGAGGCTTCAGGACTAGGCGTTTCTCCCGCCGCCAGCGCACCAATATCTTTTAGTGCGCGGCTGATGATATCTATGGGCATTGTCATAATTTAATCCTTGAACGGCTTAAATGCGTTTTTCATCCACGGTAGATCAACCTTTTCGACCGTCACCGCCTGTTCGTCGAGCCTGTCTGTAATCGCGTGCGCAGATTCGTGATCTACCCAAGAAATAATGTCTTGTTGCGTAACATCCTCAAGCGGCTTTATTAATACTGGGTTCTTAAACGTCCAGTGGCCTTCAGTGGAAATATCCCCGGCAACAACGTGATAATAAGCAGACGTTATCAGGTCGCCCTTTAACGTAATGCCTTTAATTTTCCAGTTGTACATCCCATGCTTTCAATTCTTCGTCCCACGCATACATTTTTCCATCAACAGGCATCGGAGTGGGAGCTTCCCACCGACAAGTCTGTTCGCTCAGAACCCATGACTGATACGGTTGCGGAGCGATAAACGCGTCACGCGCTGCGTCGTAAGAGTAGCCAATTCCGGCATAATTCTTACGCATCTTGCCGTTGTAGCTGGTCTGCTTCCAATCGCCACCAAGCAAACGCTCACAGAACGCAGCGCCGATATGCTCTAGTTCAACGCCTTCTGCGTTTGCAGTATCCGCATTGCCGACCACGATCACTTGAATGACCAGACCATTTTCTATTTTGGCGAAATGGCTCATATCGTAATGCTTCCGGAACCCGTCCATTTGTAGACCCGGTAGCCGCCAGCCACGGTAATCGTCGGAGAGCCGGTTGTGGACGTTGCAGCAGGGTAGGTATCCGCGTAACGAATAATTACAATGCCTGACCCGCCAGCACCGCCAGCACTACCGCCACCACCACCGCCGCCGCCAGTGTTGGCCGTTCCAGACGTTGCTGGAACAGTAATACCAACATTACCCGCACCACCACCGCCATTGCCGCCAGTTCCCGGCGTATTCCCTGTAACGGAATTGCCACCACCACCACCGCCGCCGCCATAGAAAGTTGCCGATCCCGATATTGACGATGAAAGGCCAACGCCGCCATTGCCGCAAGTAGACGTAGGTGACGCATCAACTCCATTACCTCCAACCGCACCAGCACCACCACCGCCGCCACCAGCCCTAGCATTTATACTGGCAAAATTACCAGAACCACCATTGTTGCCTTGCCCTGACGGTGTTGCAGTTCCTCCCGCAGTTGTTCCAACACCAGCACCGCCGCCGCCACTACCGCCGTTGCCCCCAGTGTTGCCGGTAGGTGCATTGCTGCCATACCCGCCGCCAGCAGACGTTATGGTTGAAAACGCCGAATCCACACCAACCGTTCCGTTTGCCGCAGTTCCACCTGGTCCACCACCGCCAACCGTTACCGTCAAAGCAACGCCAGCAGCAACCGCAAACCCGCTGGCAGTTCTGTATCCACCCGCACCGCCGCCACCACCCGCAAGACTACCGCCCCCGCCGCCACCGGCAACAACCAAATACTCAACCGTTGGCGTTGCATTAACACCAGTCGTTAAAAAGAAATTCTTAGCGGCAAACATTAAGGTGTGTAACCTTGAGCGATTGAGCCATACCAATTTGTACCGTCGGCAAGAAATGTCAGAATATCCATTTTGCCTGCGGTTGCGGTAATTGTTGGTGTGCCAGAAGTTCCCCATTTAACCGGAGGGCCGCTTACTCCAAATGTTGCCGTTCCGTTGCCGGTAGCGGCAGCTTGTTTAAGCAGCAAAACAAAAGACTTGCCAGCAGTTGCAGTTGGCATGGTAAACGCGCAAGCGGTAGAAGCGGTCAAGGTAGCGGTCTGCACCGTTCCGTTAGTCAATACAAAAGTCGATGCAGTTGTCACCGTTCCTATTGCAACCACCGATTCAACGTAATTTGTGACGGTTGGATTGTTAACGGTTGGGCTGGTATCCAGCACCATCTTGCCGGTTCCAGTAACCGCGTTCGTCAGCGTCACGCCGCCGTAGGTGATAGCGCCTGTTGATGTCAGCCCAGCGGTGCTAAGAACACCAGTGCTAGGGTTAAAGCTCAGTTTCGTTGAGCTTGTATTGTTCCCGGTGATCGTGCCTGTGGTCACGCTCGACAACAGCGGATAACGAGTTGCATTTGTTGTCGTGTCATCAGTAATCGTAATGCCGGCAAACGGCGTAGTCCAAGTCGGAGCGCCAGCAGTGGCAGACGTAAGAACCTGACCAGTTGTGCCGGCCGCAGTGAAAGCGTAGGCAGTGCCGGTCCCGTAAGGCACAGCACCCGCGGTTGGTGTAGCCGTTCCAGCAGTGCCGCCTAGATTGATCGCAACCGGGCTTGTCAGGCTAAATACAGATCCGGCTAGGGTTAGCCCGGTTCCTGCCGTATAAGATGTCCCGCCGCTAAACTGCGTGAAATTGATAGCAGTAACGCCTAGCGTGCCGCCTGCGTTGCTGGTGCAGACCCAGCCGGTGTCGGCAAGAGTAGTGCCGGTCTCAATGAACGTGAACGCCCCAGGAACTTGCGCCCACGTACTCATGTCTGTGGATCTTGCCCACGCGCCAGCGGCAACAACATAGATGCCATTTTCCGCGGCCGCTGTTTGATTCTTAACCAGACAACGATCACCAGCAACAAGCGCAATACCGTCTACAGTCTGCGTGCCTGATAGCGTAATGTTTCCAGTCGTGCTGGCAACAACAGAGTCTTTGATATCCAGTCCCTGCGCTACCGCGTCGACGTACGCTTTATTTGTAATATCCAGCGGATTAACAGGCGTAGCGGCTATCGTGCCACTCGTCAGCGTAGCCACGCCAGAAATAGGCGCAGAGAAATAATCGCCAGCAGGACCGACAAACGTAACTATCGAATGATACTGATCGAAGATGCCCTGAACGGGCACGATGTTGACAGTCGTTGTCAGCGCTGTGCTGTTGCTGTTGGTCGTACTCATAGCGACAGCCCTTTAATCAGCCTGCGTTGCGGTGATATAAAGCGTGTTCGTTCCGCTGCTGATGCCCTTAATGTAGAACGGTGCTTTCGGCGCTGCGATAATGATCGGAAACGTCATCGCCGCGGGCAGAACAAACGAGCCGCTGATGCCGGTCGTTGCAATCGTCGGCGTAGTCACCGTGGCGTTGTTCGACAGTTCAATCGCGGCCTTGCCAGTGCCGGTATTAAGCAGGCTCACATAATTGGTTTGATCGTTTGTGCTTGCCGTAATCAGCAATGCACTGCTTGCGCTCGTAGTCAGATCGAGCGCAAAACACGGCCCACTCAGACGCATCACATTGGTGTTGGTCATCTTTTACCCCTAAAAACAGAAAAAGCCGCCCCTTTAGAGAACGGCTTTTTCGGTTGTTTACATTTTAGAACGAGCTAAAGTCAGTGCCGTAGATGTAAATGTCTACGGTGCCGCCAGATACCGCGGTGCCAACTTTAACGTAAAAGTTTTGCGCCGACAGGTTAAGCACGCCGGTTGCGGTAACAACGGTTGACTTCGTAACATACGTTGACGCAGTGTTACTCGTCAGTGCAGCGTTCGTCACGACTTCAGTGCCAGCGCCAGCCGGTTGCGTCCAGATGGCGAGATAGCCAGCGGATACGTCTTTATTGGCATTCGTGATGACCACGTTCGTGATGTTGTAGGTTGACGAGTTGATAACGCTCATAACCTGCGGAGCATCGCCAGTGACGTTCAACGACACGCCGGTTGCGGAGGCAAGCAAACGGATTGCCTGATTGCTAGTAAGCCCTTGCGGGTGAATGGTGCTAACTGAAGCGGGGCCGGGATTCGCCATGATTGTTTCCTTTTAAAAGTTTAAAACGGAGCGCATTTCTGCGCCCCCGTTTATTAAGCAGCAACGCGACAGGCAAGCTCGGGATACAGCGGCGCCCAACCGTAGAGAACGTCCAAACGCGTCGGAATGCTGTCGTTGTTGATCGTGTATTGACGCACCACACGCATCGACAGACCCAGTTCCTTGTCGCTCGCACGCCCAGCAAAGTGCACGCCTTCCGGCAGCTCAAGATCGGCAACCGCCAAGCAGAAAGCATTGCGGTGCATGATGATGTTCTGCGGGCTGACAACGCCAGTGTTGTTGAACGGCGTAACCGTCGACGCACCAGGCGAGGTAACCGACACGTTCTGGAATTGACCGGCAGTGATAACCGCAGGCGAAACAACAACGCTGGTCGTGCCGGAAGTCGCAACCGTCACATCGGCTTGCACAACAAAGTTGCGGAGCTTGTTGGAGCCATACGCTTGACGGTTCTGCGGGTTAACCGCATAGACGTTAGCGATCTGGATGACGTCGCCCTGCTTCAGGCCAGCGGTCGCAGTTGACACCGACAACGCGATGGTCGAGGTCGAAGCCCAGCCGGTCGTCAGGAAGCCCGTAGCGGTCGCGGTTTGGCAGGAGAACGAAGTCGCCGTGGCATACGAACCGAACGTCTGGTTCACCACGTTCTGATCCATCTTCCAGTTCATGCCGGAACTGTCCGTTCCCATCATGCCCTTTTCGTATTGCTTGCTGATCTTCGGGTTCGGGTTGAACAATCCTTTCAGCGAGTCAACGATGGTCGCACTGGTGAACGGTTCGATCACGCAACTACGGCGACCATCACGCGGCGCACCTTCAGCGTCAAGGTAGGCGCCAGCGGTCAGGTAGGTGATCAAGCCAGTCGGCGGCGTGCCGGCGGTGCCAACGATGTTGGCGGTCGCATTCTTCGCCATTAACAGACCATCACGATCCATCTTGTTAGCAATTGCGGCAACGGCCGGTTTCAGCACGCGATCACTGAACATATCCAGCGACAGTGCCAGATCCTGAGTCGTGAACTGCGTGTCAACGTGGAACTGCGTGGAAAGCGTAACCGGCACGCTGGTTTCGTTGAAATCTTCGACGTTAAGCGCCGGGCCCGTAGTTCCGATAAAGCGACCCGGTTTCCGGACGTTGACGGTTGCGCCGATCTTGGCGCCGACAACCGCAAACTGGTCATCATAGTTACGGTCGACTTCGCTGGTGAACGTCAATTCGTTTTCAAGCACCATCAGTGCTTCGTTAGTGATTTTGCTGATAGTCAGCAGATTATTAGCCATGATATTTTTTCCTAAATGGGATTAGTGGTCAACGGATCTTCCCGGCTTGCCGCGCTGCTTTCCAGTTCTGATAACTTCCGTGAAACTCGCCTTTAGAGTCCACTTTGAAATCAGAACCGCTTGCAGCGCCGCGGATCGGGCTGATCGGTGCTGGTGCTTTTGATCGCGTAACAGACTGAGCAGACTCAGCAGACTTTTCCAATCGTGCTTCCAGTTTCCCAATTTCACGAATCGCAGTAATCAGCGGCATTTCGTTGAGTTTAAGCGCGAACTCCTCGTTCTCTGCCAAGTGATACAGGATTCTCGGCCCGATATCACTCTCTAGGATGGCGTCACGCACCGTGTCGTTTACGGTGACGGTTGAGCTTTCCACCATCTCGGCAAAGTCCGGTATCTCGGCCTTTGTCGCCTTGAGTCGAGTTTCCCAACCTTTTAAAAGTTTGGTTTGCTCGGCCGCGGCGCGTTTCTCAGCGTCCTGCCTATCTCTGTTTGCTAACGCAGCTTCTGCGGAATATTCAGCCAACGCTTTTGCATACTCAAAAGCATCGGTAAATTGCTCGGGCTTTGGTTCTGTGATCGCGGTCGATTTAACTTCTGGTTTCGACCCGCTTTCTAGTTCCCTAACCCGCGCCTCTAGTGTTTGTCGGGCTTCGCGTTCCTGTTGTGCTTCAGCTTTCGCCTGGTCGCGTGCCTTCGATAACGTAGAGAACCGCCGTTCTAGCTTGGGATTCTGTTTTTTTTCGTCTGTTGTGTCTGTTACTTCTGCCTCTGGTTCACTCTGCTCGGCTTCGACTTCCGGCTCCGATTGCTCGGCCTCGGAAGGTGCGCGATCAGCTAATCCCAATTTATCGGCATTAAATGCGGCCAAAGTTTCGCCGGTAACAATGCTGCCGGCTTGCTTTGGTTCTTGCGTGACTTCGTTCTGCGTGTCGGCCATATTATTCATAAGCTCCGTATTCCCCGCAAAACCTGCGGTATGGTTTTTTTATACTCTTTTACGGTATTTATTGTCTAGTGGTTAGCGGATTGGCGCCCTGTTCAATATCTTGGGCGGCGGTTTGGGCAAATTGATACTGCTCCTGATTGCGCCGATCGATCTCGGCTTCTAGGCGTTTGGTGTCCATGTGGTGCAGCATAAGCTGGACGATTGCGTCCAGTTCCGTCTTGTTCTGACTGGTAATAGCTCTGGTATTCTGGTCGTTGACCTTGACCTCGGCCATAGTTTCGGTGTTGTGCGCCCTGGCGGTGACGTCCATCAGCTTCCTGCGGTTTGCCCCTTCTTCCTTGATTTGGGCAATAGATCCGCGGTTGTCGATCTCGAGCTGCATCGCCATCATCTGCTGCTTCATCTGCTCGATGGTTTGCTTGCCCTGCGCGAGCTGCATCTGCACCTGCGGCGGGATCGGGCTTTTATCGTCAATCTGCGCCAGCGGGTTGCTGGCCGCCAAGCGGTCGGCAATCACATCGGCGCCGGGAAAGTCCATGTTCCTGAAGATCAGGTCGCCGGCAATCTTGAACAAATCCTGATTTGCCATCATGGGAGCCATTGCTTCTACGGCCTGCTGGCGCTTGCTATTATAGCCCGGGCCCGTGTCCATCACCACATCGTATTCGCCCACGGTAATGTCGTTTAAGACCTGCCCAACAGCGGTTTTCTCGTTAACCGTGATCAGGTCGGGCTGGCCATCGTCACCGATAATCCGCATCACCCGCTGACCGTCGTAGATTTTGGGTATCAGGTCGAGAATGATCTTGCCGGTGAATTTGATGCTGCGAGTCAAGTTGTCGTAGTAATGGAAGTTCGACATGTCCCCTTGTTGCTGTGCACCATTTAACGCTTTGCCGCTGACATTGCCAGGCATCTGTTGTGCCGGATCGAATATGCCAAGCACAGTTTGCAGGTCATCCGATATGGCGGCAGCCGCGGTCATCACGCCAGCAGGCGGCGGTTCCGGCTGTAGACGGACCGGCACTGGTGCTGTCCGGCCATCAATGTCCGTTTGCTTGTAGCGCAAGACAGGCGAGGATTTGACGTTCGCAGCAGCCCATTCTGTCTCATGCCCTTCGTCTTGACCTTCGGCCAGCAGCCACTTAGCTTTCGGCGCCAAAGCAACCGACTCGGTCATGCTGGTGCGCCAAAAGTTATACATCCTCTGCGGATCTTTGGCGAACCGCACCAGACCAAACTTTTTACGTTTATCGTCAACTATGACCTGCTGCCCGTAGACCGGCACGATCGGAATAAACCGTCCCGGCCAATCCTGTTCTTCCAGGACTTCCATTGTGGTCAGCTTGCACCACTTAATTACCTTTTTGTAGCTCGGGCGCTCGTCGATGATTTGAATACCGGCCAGCAAGAGAACATCCGCGCTTGGCAGCTCGTCCTTGAATATCTTGGTTCCGTCAGAGAGCAGGACAAGCGTAGCCTTTTCGCGCTCAGTCCAGAAGTATTCAGCGATCCGAATGTCCTCTTTAGTCATCCATTCCGCAGCATCGTCCCCCGTAGCTTTTGGTTGGAATCCCTGCCCGTCGTCCTTGCCGGGATACATCTTGCGGAATTGCGCTTTCGGAATCATCGTCGTGATAATTGCCCGTTCAGCATCGGATCCATCTGGCGCCGTGGAATTGGGGTCAAAATAGACGGTAAACGGGTTTTCAATTGCCTTGATGAATATTTCCTGATCGAACGAATCCTCCCTTACATATTCCGTCACCACGCGCCAGAAACCCCAGCCCATCCTGACCGAGTAATCAAAAGCGTTGTCATAGGCGTGGTCTGCATTGCTGTTTAGCTCAATGTGCCGGGTAATACCCTCAATAACCTCGGCAACCTTTGCGTCGGCCTGCGTGTTGGTCGGGTGCACCTTAATCCGCGGTCGTTGCTGGCGCTGCTGGTTGGTCACCTGCCGCACGTAAGCATCGATCTTGTTGATGGTCAGGCAAGGTCTAGCCTCAAGATTCCGGCTGTTCTGGATCTCGGTCGGCCACTGGTCACCCGCGGCAAACTTCAAGTCCTCGAGCGCTTCCATCCGGTTGCTGGACTCGGCATCCCCGCACAAGCGCAGGAACTTGACCGCCTCCTCTATCCGCGGATCATTGTCAAATTGGCTGTTCATATTGTGCAACCCTCATGCAGTTTTCTTTTCGCATTTACATAAACAGAATGCGCTATTTCTGGACTGCTAAAAGTTCCCAACCATTGATTGCCAGATGGTGTTCTTATTGCAGCACTAAATTTATTTCCTCGTTTTGATACACCAAGAAATCCTATTTTATTATCTGATCTTGCTTTGCGTTGATTTTGCATATTTACGGAACGTGATACATCACGCAAATTATTAATAGAATTATTCTGAGGATTTCCATCTATATGGTCAATATCGCCACTAGGCCAAACACCATAAATATAAAGCCACGCCAATCTATGAGCGCGATATATCGCACCATCAACACCAATTCTAATTCTTCTATTGTCTAAAGTTCCAACTACCTTTCCATTCTTAGTAAAAAGACCAGTATCAGAACAATAAATAATTAATTCTTTTAATCGTTTTTGAGTAATTATCATTAGTTCATCCACCCCGCATTTTCAAATTGTTGAATTCTAGGTTTCCGCGGCTTGCGCGGCTCGTTGACCATCAGGCCGATATATCTAAAAGCGTCTGCACCGTGGCTGTATTCGTCGTGTAGCGGTGACTTGCTGAAGCTGCCGTATGCGTCTGTCTCATACCGATAATGGCGCAGGCAATTGATGCCATCGGCTGCGTTCTCGCGGTCAAACCAGCAATTAGGGAAGATGGTTCTGGCTGCGTTGATTGAGTCCACTACCGGCACCCGCGGGATGATGTTCACCCGATAGCCGGCAGCCCGGACGATCTCCTCGATGCTCTTGCCATTGGCGGCCAGCGTCTTGTTTTCAGCATCATGCGGCAGCCAAAGCGTGTCGTAGACGTAGCCGAACTTCTGCATCTCGGCCAGATACCAACTCATGGTCTGCTGGATGTTTTCAAAATATCGAATTAGCCTGGTCTCCATGCCAACGAATTGCAGGAACCAGATAGCCGTAGCGTCCGACCAGCCCAAGTCAAAGATGGCGTGCACAGGCTTGGACGGGTCATATATAACCCTTGTCAAACGGCCTTGAATGTCGGCCATCTGCAATTCTTTAGCGAAGATCGCACCGTCCACGTTCTGCCGGCACAGCCCTTCCCAGACGTTGTTATAGGCTTCAGTATCGCGGTTCTTTAAAGCGTCTTTCTCAAGCTCCAGCGTGTGTGGGAACCACGGGTTATCGTTCCAGTTAACCTTCTGCACCACGCAGTCATCAGGCGGCTTCAGCACGAAACGCTCGTAAGTCTCGTCGGTCTCAAGCTCCGGATTGAACGAGATCCAGATCTCGCTATTGTCCTTG